CCCGACATACGTCAGTGCTCACGCACCGACCCCACCCAGCTAAGGTATGCTAGGAACCGTGGGAAATCACACCCACAAGAGCTCGTCCCCCCACAAGGGAACGAGGGTCTTTATCGTAGACGGTAGGCGGAGCAGACCACGGACGGGCTCAAGGCCCATCGATGCGGGATTTTCCCGTATCATCTGCTTTGCCCAACCCCACTTACGATCCCTAAGGCCGCGAATCCCAGATTGTACCCGCCAAGAGGCAGGCACATGGGATGACCAAAGCTCGGGATCAGGGAGTTGAGGCTTTTCAGCAATCCCGTCTAGCTGCGCTAGAGCAGCCAAGAGTACGCCGGCGGACTTACGGTCCACAAACTCCGGTTGTACCTTGACATGCTCGACGACCACACCTTCACATTGCCGTGTGTCAATAACGACAAGTTTCGATGGTCTCAACCACCGAGTGTTCTGGTGCTTCCGCTCGCTATAAGCAACATGGTAGCCTGTGTCGCCCAGTGAAGGGCTAACAGGACATTTCCAAGGATATGGGATTTGATCCACACACCATTGCCAAAGCTCACGGAACCGGGAAGGACAGTACCCATATACTTGCAGCAACCAGGCACGAAGCCTGTTTGCAACAATTAGAGGCTGCGGAACTACTGCAGCTTCAGGGTCAACCCGGCAATAAAAAGGTCGCACATTCTGGTTATCGAACCAGTCTGTGCCGCAGCTCTCGTAAAACCTTCCAGCCAAGAAGGTCTTCCGATGGTTCACCTTGAAACCGATAAATTCAAGGCGGCGGATGACTTCAGGTGCAGCATCGGCGGGACATATAATATCGTCACCGTACACAGCCACACCAGAGAGGTCATCTCCCACTACACTCATTACCACCGCGAGGAAAATAACACACTCTAGAGGAAAAGTAAAAGCATTCCCCATCGAGCAGAACATCTCCAGCGGATGATACGCCTCACCAGGGTTCATTCGAACGAACTTCTCCCGGGCAAGGTCCAGTAGCTTATACCAACGTACTCCCGTAGGATGTTGGTTATAGCATAAGGCGAGATAGAGGGCGACACGGGCGTTTAGATTGGAAGCTGACGACAAATCGATCGTCGCCAGTTTTCGAACTCTAGCTTGCGAAGCCAGAAATCGATTCCTTTCTTGGGTCCTAATGTCCACCCCAAAGAGACGCAGACGATCTTCGAGTACGGATTTGATGCCCTGTTGGAACCACTGGTTCCACGTTGCACCTTTAACGCACCCTCGATCGATCCACGCATCTTTAGGAACAGTGAAG